AAAATGCCCTGGAATATAAATTAAATCATTTTCTAAATCTACTCCAAATAAATTTGAAGTCGTATATTCCACAGAACCATTAAACCTTTTCTCAAAGATTGGTGCAAATTTATGAGTCAAGTCAAAATCTTTCTTAAAGTTTAAATCACTACTTGATGAAAATTTGCTAATTCCAGTTGATAGCTCTGCATTTTTAAAATTGATTGAAATTGGGAATGATGCAAATTCAAGATATGATACCGAATGTTGCAATAAAGTAATTGAAACATCAATGTCCGGATTTGGTGTAAATAATAATTCAACTGATGTACTGACTGTAGAATTAAAAGTACCTAGAGAATTATTTGAATATACATTGCCATATTCAATGATTGTTGAAGTTATCTCATTATTAAGAACTGCAATTTCCGAAAGTTGGATCTCATTATTTGTTATATCAGTAATTTGAACTATGAAATATGCAAAATTATAGTTCAGTGAATATGATGCAACAAATTCTGCAGTTGGATCAGAAGATGATGCAATAGATACATTTTTTGATCTTACATCTGCATATTTTAATGGCCGAGCACTGACTGCACTAGAATTAGTGCTTGCGATTGAGACACCAAATGCGTTACAATTAAGTGGATTTGAAATTTCAGAATAAAAAATTAAATCTAATCCAGATTCGGATGGCACAACATCATAAGTTCCGATGCCAACAAAATTTTTGTATGAATCACTTGATGATGTAATTCTACCAAATTCTGAAAAATTAATCTCCGATCCATCGTAAACTAAATTTATTTCATTATATTCGTAGTTTTCACTAGTTGGAGATGATAACTCAACTAAAATCTTTGCGGAAGTGAAGTTTTGTGAAATTTGATATATTACTTGCGAAGATGCCGCACCAACGGCAGAAAATGTAGATGCAATACTTACTGTGTTACCAAAATCATATGAATCATTTTCAAATATATTTTGCTTTGTGTCGTATGATATAAAACTATACTGATATTCAGTATTTCTCCCATCTAGTGGATAAAATTCCAATACAGCCTAATTGTTAATTTTAATAATGTCAAAACTACCTAGTTCATCTTCAGTAAACATTTTCCCATACTGATTTAAATATAATTCACTACCATCAGTCAAGACAGAAAGAATAGAGGATTGCTTTCTATCCCCAAATCTATCATCTTGTACTGTAAGAAAAAATTTCTTTGCTCTAACTTTAGTTGCCATACTGGATTATATGCTGAATGATGTTACAAATGTTCTAGTTACTGAAGTGTTAAATTCGTCACTTATGTCATCTATAGCTAATACTCTATTGCCTATTGATTCCGAATAATCTTGCAAAATCACAGAATTGAATGTGATTTCATCTGATGTTAATGTACCATCAACATAAAAACCATTTTCAGAAACGAGATCATAATCTTGTATACAATCAATATCTACTATACTATTTAAGTCACATGTAGCAGAGAAAAATCCATCATTTTGCGCCGTTTGGATACCAGAAATTTCTGGGGACGAATTCATTTCTAGATCGCTGAATTTTTTGAATCCTAATGTGTGATTAAGATTACTTACCACATCATTCCATTCTTGAATTGGAACTTCAGATTTTAATGCATACGAGAAATACTGATAATAATCACTATCTTGGACTCTTTGTAATTCATTGTTCAAAAATCCAATTTCTCTATTCCATCCACTTTCAACAATTGATGATGAATTGACTTGATAAAAAGATTCGTTACTAAAAATTTCACGAATAAATGCCTGAGATTTTGATGTCTCGCCAACAATCAGAGAATTTATTGCGAAGTCATTTTTTGTTTCCACAGTCAAAAATTCATTATTTTTATCAAACTTTAAAACTTTTCCAGAATCTTTTATGTCACTAGTGATATTCTCTCCAATGATATATGAATTCTTAGATAATGTAGTTTTAAATGTTGGTAGTGATCTCTCTGGTATTACTCTTCCGGATGAATTTTCGGAATCAAATGTACCAGGAGTTTCGGATCCAATAATATAATCTTCAAGTGAATATTCAACATAAGCACCAGAACCACCTAAACTTGTATTAACTCCAACTACAGGAAATAGAGAATAATTGTAATTTCTGGAATTATATCCTTTACTTGTAGATTCTAATGTTGATACATTTTCAATCAGAACATTATCGCCAATTATAAATGGGAAAGTTTCGGGATCACTAAACTGTTTATTGATATATGCTTTAACAGTTTTATTTGAATTATTATATTGTATAGAACTTATACCTAGACCATTTGAGTTATTAATCGCAATAATTTTTGGCTCTACATTGTATAATCCTTTTGTGTTCTTGATGATTTTTACAGAATTTTCTTGCATGTCATAATCCAAGAAAATATCATCAACTACACTATTAGTAAATCCATCTATTACTATCAGATCCGGAGAAGTATTATAGTTCAATCCGGGAGAAGTGATTTCTATGGATTCCACAGCTGATAACGGTTCAACTCTTAGAATTGTTGGGAATTTAATTCTTGGCTTTATTGTTGAATCAATTGAATAATCATATCCAATGTCAGTAATATTTCCAGAATTTATTTTACCTATTGTATTGCTTTGTGGTAATAATATAGCACCAGTTCCAGTTGAAGATGAAACGGAAGAAATATATGGCAGTCTTTCATAATTTCTTCCACCAGAAGTTATTTTTAGAGTCTCTATTTCTCCAGTTTCACTTTCTGAATTCGTATAATATCTGAATATACCTTCTCCTAACGAATAAGAATCAGCATCATAGTCAAATTCATTGTGAAAATTAAATGTATTCGATGTTACTCCAGTTACTATTTTTTCTCCATTTAATATACTATCGATAAATGTTATTTTGTTATTTTCAATTACCTCGTCATCATTTGTATAACTTTTTTTTATTTCTAAATCTGTTTTCGGTAATATATTATACCAAATAGAATTTGGGAATTGTCCATCAATAGTAAACTCAAATTTAGATCCTTGTGTTACTCCAAAAATTCCAGATTTTGTGATTTTTAAAATTCCATCTGAATTGACGGGGAAATACTTGTTTGAAAAATTCTGATCGGTGAATAGATCAAAGTCAAACGATGCTGTTCTACCAACCCCAAGTGGTTCAGATAATGAAGAATCCGAAAGATCAAAAATTACCTTTTGATTTTTAGTTATATTAATTTTTGGATTTATCGGGGATAAAGTACCAAAAGAAGAAGATGTAATATTAATGATAGAACGATTCTTTTCAGTTGTATCATAATAAGATTTTGTCAATTTAATTCTATTTTTATCATAGACCACAGCATAATAAATTCCTTGATCTTCCAATCCACTTGCGGGGGATGTGGAATTGTGAATTAATTTTTGCCCATCAATGAAGTTATGATTTTCTATCGTTATTAAATTTTGCTCAATATCAACAGAAGAAAATTCTCTTGGATTTACGATCAGTCTACGATGGTAATCATTGTATTTTATTGTGATTGTAGTTGTAAGACCACTTAATACTTCTAAAGTAATTTTATCATCTTTTTTGAGGAAATGTGTTGATGCGGTTGAGACAGTTACGGTATTTTTTACTACATTTCCCTTCGATACATTTTCATACCTTGTTGAAAAACTATGATGATCGCCAGAACCGGGTGACACAAAGAAAAGAGTCGATGATGTCTGTGATATTCCAACAAATTCTCCCGTTGTTCCCAATCCAACTTTGACGGTTGATATACCAATTAAATCTTTTGATACTTTTGTGGCATAAACTGTGCTGTTATCTAATAACTGAAATTCAATTCCAGAATCCTGAGCAACAGTGATTGCAATTCCACTATTTACTTTATACTTTAGTTGATCTCCAGTGCTCAATCCATGATCTTTTAAATAAATTGTTTTTTGTGGAATTATAATAGAAGTCAAACCAATTCCAGGATTTGAAAAGACCACAGTATGACCAAAGCCAACAGCAGTTCCAATACCTAAAGATTCTGATGGATTAAAGTAAAATTCTCGATTTAACTTATAATTTTGATTTTTTGTGTCATTTTCTAATTCTATAAAGAATTTTTTTGGATTTTCATATAAAATTGTGTATGAAGAATGAGAAGTTCCAACTGTTGATTCTTGTTCGCGCAAAACTCGAATTCTGGATGTTTGCTTATCAACATTAAGTACCTTAATTTTTTCAGTTCCTATTGATAAAATATCATTTTCTCTTATTGTTGGGTATTCCAATAATCCAGAAACATAAAAATATGTGGTTATTCCAGTTGTGGTTGCATCACCAACACCCAAATTTAAGATGAAATTATCAGATCTGACCCCAACATTAAATGTATTTTCCAAATTTTGATCATAATTTGATAGTGAATTTATCGAGATAAAATCTCCATTTTCTAAGTTATGTGGAATAGAAGAAAATCCAATTACTCTATTTTGCGAGAATGATGGATAAAATTCTACATCAAAAATTGTAGTTGATGTCTGTGAAATTCCTGTGATTGATTTTCCTTTTATAAATTCAACTTTTGCTGCTGCAGAACTTCCACCAGAATTTTCGTTATTAAATACTACCCTATCTCCAACTTTATAGTTATTTCCACTAGAAATGATTCTTATAGAATCGACAGTTCCTTTTGATATACTTTTAATTTTTGAGTCTAATTCATCGGAGAATTTAAAGTATTCATAAGTAGATCTGTCGCTTAATGTATTGAATGGTTTTGTATTTCTCACTAAACCAAATGAATTAAAATCAAATTTATTTTGATTCATTGTAGAATCAAAATTAAAATCTATTGGCTTTGATTTATATGAATTTCCAATTACATATGGAAATTTTGGCTTTTTATCTCCTACAAAAAATCCTGAATTTTCAATTATAGAACCAAGAGTCATAAAGTATGCGTAAGTACCATTCGGGAATTCTGGAGTTACGCAAAATCTACCATTGTGTTCATCTAGATCTCCACTGTCGGTAAACTCATAATCCTCAATGAAATAACCAGCCGGAAAAACTTTTTTATCTGGCCTATTTTGTTGATTATCAATTGGATCTGAATAGCCACTGATAATTTGTCTTACTTTTTTATTTGACGGTGAATCATACCCATAAGGCCCATAAATTGGATTTCCATCATATGCCCAACCAATCAGTGGTGAATGATACTTTTCAATTTCAAAGTCGTTTTGATAATCACTTCTATATTGTGTACTTCCTTCTTCTATATTTTTTGTGTATATTTTTTTGCGCAGTGATCTAGGAGAATATAAATGAGTATACTGTAGCCCATATTCTTTATTATTTCCAACAAAAACTACACTATCATTAGAAGTTAATTTGAAAGTGTTCAATAACTTTTCAAACTTATTAACCGTCCAAACCTGAGGATTAAACTGTAACTCACAGCCACTTCCAGGAGTCGAGGTTTCGATTATTGTATTTTTTTGTTCATACCCTATTCCACTGTTTATGATTTTTACATCAACGATTTGTCCGTTCTGAATGATTGGTGTTAATTTTGCACCAATTCCAAATCCTCTTACTATTAAATCTGGTGGTGAGTTATATTCTTTTCCTTTCTCATTAATTATTACATTAACTATTCTTCCATTTGATACTATGGGTGTTAATACTGCGCCACTACCAGCTTGTAAACTGTATTGTGGTTGTTTATTATAATTGATGATATCAGATGATCCATATCCAACACCACCATCATAAATGTACGCTGAAACTATTTTTCCTCTAAAAATTGGTTGAATTTTTGCAGTAACATCAACTTGTGATATGGTAGATATTCCAACTTTACCAAATACAGTAACTGCTATTGACTCATAGTCAAATATATGATTTCCAGATCCTTTTGATTTAAAGTCAATATATTGTTTTGTCTTATAATAAAAATCTTTAGCAGTAGATCCAATACCAATGGCAGATAATTTAAATGCTTCTTCACTAATTCGAGTTACAATATATTTCCCTGTGTCTAGTCCACTAATATTTTCATTTCCGCCATAGTAGTATATGATATCACCACTACTATATGGATTATTATATACATTTACTGTATCATTTGATGTGTTAATTCCAGATGTAGAAACCGATATTTTTTTGCTCTTATAACCAGATCCAGAATTTGTTACAACTATTGAGCTTATTTTTTTCTTTCTTATTGTTGATTCAAACCTATGATTACCGGAACCATATGATGTCAAATCAATTGTATTAATACCAACCAAAGAATCATTAGATGATTTATGCAATGTTATTTTATAATCATCAATAACATTCACATAATACTTTGCCTCAGTTGTTAGTCCACCAACTGGGAGTTTTCCTCCAGTATTGTAAATGACAGATTCGCCGTCTCTGAATTTATGATAAGTAGAAAATCCAATTATATTTGAAACTAAATTTAAGTTTCCATTTGATGGTGAAGGATTAAAATCAACAAAATGATCATAATCAGTCATTTTTACTAGTGCAGTAGCACCTTCTCCGCCGCCACCAGTAATTGTTACTATTGGGGTGTCAATATAATCAAATCCACCATCAATAAGATCGATTCTTTGTAGTGATCCTTCAACTCCACAATAACCAAGAGCACTCGATAATCCAGCAGATATTGGCGGAATTTCTAGCTTTGGTGGATTGATGACATCATAATGATTTCCAGGTGAGATCACATCAACTGATTTTATTGCCCCATAATAAATGTAATCATCGGATTTATAATTTAATATTTCTACACCATTGATTAGAATACCAGTAGTGCCATGCTTTGTCTCATATGCTTCTCCTGTATTTTCTGGAGTTTTGAGAAGTCTAATTAATCTTTGGGAATCAACTTCCGATGGAACATTATTTTGTTTTGCAAATTTGGTTAAACTTATGATATTATCAAATACTGTAGTTGTTCCAATTGAAACAAATTTATTGAATCTAATGTCAGATCTACTGCGTGCTAATTTTATTTCTGTTTCGCTTTCTCTTTTTATGAAATAAACACCAGATTGAATTCCCAGTGTATTGAATTCACTTTCTGGGGAGTAAATGATTGAATCGCCAGTTAAAAATCCATGACTTTGGCCATCATTGACAATTTTTAGAATTTCCCCAGAAAATGTACCACCAAAAGTAATCTTATAATCTTCTACTGATTCACTAATATTTGTCCCATAATATGGTAATGAAGAGGAAGAAACATAAATTTCATTCTCATTAAAATCTCTGTATACATTCAATACATCAGAAACAAATTTATTAAGAAACTTTGAAATAATTCTTTTTACATAGAAAATGCTAGAAATGTCAAATCCACTTGTTTGTATCTGGAATATTTTACCTGGCAAACTTCCAGTTGGTAACTTTACATTTGACCCAGGAATTATTGTAGTCTGTCTAGATCCAGTGGAGGAATTGATGTATTCTATCTCTACACTATCTCCTTCATATATTCCATTATCATCATAAGTTTCAATTGTATATTTGAATTCACCATCTGATGTGAATGATTTTATCTCACACTTAACAGTTTTATTGAATATCCAATTATTATCCTGGAAGTAATTCTTGTTATAACCAAGAGCCAATAATTTTGCTACATCACCTTTTTCATAGTATTTTGTGTTTGGTGGTAGATCAATGTCCTGAATGACTCCAGTGATTCGGAACCTAATCTGATTTCCATTGGAATCAAAACCATATGCATAAGTATTCAGTGCAATATCAGTCCCAGAGGTAATGGACTCTGTAATGCCATTACAGTTTAGAAATTGATTTACTGTTTTGCTGTTGTAACTTATGGCAATGGTAGAAAATTCACCATCAACTATCAACTCACCAGAATCGGGGAATCCAATTGTAGAATCAACAATGATATTGTCAGAAGAAACGGAAACAGAGTCTGTTATTACTGTTTTTGGGTGAATTTTCAACTCACCAAATATAGATCCAGAAACGGTAATATCTTTATCAAAATCATAATCGAGCATTAATGTATAATACTCTTTTCCATTTTTGAGGATTCTCTGAATATCTGTTACTGTACCAAAAGATTTTTGTATATCACCATATTGATCTTGAAATACTGTCTTATTGGCTAGCTCTTCGATGTTTCCCTGAATTGACTCAACGACAAAATTTCTGGTAACACGATATTGAGCATTTGATGGCTCAATTAAATATCTTTTTGGTAGAATTACCTGAACATCTTTCCCATAAAGAACTCTGAATAATATTTCAAATGATTGATCAGTTCCTTTGGATGTATAAAAGTCTTTTGACTGCTTTACAAATAAATTTTGGTCTACCCCAGTGAATAATTCTCGATTGTCAAAGCCATATGCAAATTGCTTCTTGACTTTATTAAAGAATTCTTTTAGAAATAGAGAACTTAAATTTGATACTTCGGAATCAATTGAATGTTCTTGAATTTCTGTGGAATTAAAGATCAAATCTTCTGAATTTCCAGTTGAATATTCAGCGATTCCACTGAAACCTCTTATACATTCATTGAATGATGTGGAAGTCTTAGATTTATATAAAATGATTTCATTATTAATTCTGACTATACCATAAGTCTGCGGAAACCCATCTGTACTAGAAACAAAAATTGTATTATCAACAAATCCAACATTGGAACTTAAAACTGCCTTTTCAACTAGATTTGATAGGTTATTAATCTTTACATACTGATCAATATTCTGTAAAATATCATAGGAAGAACCTTTAGATTCTAAAGATCTATAATACTCAGTGAGGAGTTCAGCTACAAGAGGATATTCTTCTCTGACAAAAAGAGGAAGTTGACTTTCTACAATTGAACTGATTTTGATTCTAGTATTTTCCATTTATTATTTTCTTACTAAATTTCCATTCTGATAACTGGAAGAGATGATGTAATTTGAACCAGATGTGTCAGACCCAGACTCAATGTTATCTGGTATTGTAATTACTTCTAGCTTATTAGTATCTATCTGCAAATAAAGATCCTGAATTCCAAGAACATCATTAGATTCTGGAATCGCGGAAATTTCGATAATTGGCGTTCCACCATCTGTTTTTTCTGTCGAGATGATCCTAATCGGATTTGTTACCACTTCTCCGGTGACATAATCAACTATACCAATTGATTTTCTGACAACCACTGGCTCAATATCAGAATTTAAGTAAAATAGAAATAAAGATCCCGTTCTTCCATTTGCATTTGGACTATCTCCAAAATAAACAGTATTAGAAATTCCACTCACCTTGAACCCAGAAGATTTAATATTATATCCAGAGGTATTCTTAATATGAAACTGATTCCTGAAACAAATTTCATATTGTGCAAATTGATTTGATGATACCTTGAGATCTCTTCTCATTTGTATTCTTGTAATATTTGATGTAATTGATACATCACTATCATCAATTAATTTTTGATATTTACTGAATTTAAATCTTGCACCATATTTGTTAAGTTCTTCGGAATCTGCATACTTCTCAATATTACCAATTACTTTAGTTCTTATGGAATCACTACTTAGTGATGAGTTAGTATCATAATAAACATTAGAACTTAACTCCAAATAGATATACTTAAGATCGAGAATTTCTGGTACAATACCAGCAACTGCATATTTTCTTAACTCAAATTTAATATTGTCTTTTATGCTATTTGAAAGAAATGTACCAAATCGAGGCTTTACGGTAATGAATACCTTACCATATTGTGGTGGTACTAGTTCTTCACCACCAAATGCAGAAACTGATTCTGCTTCTGGATAAATTTTTGGTATTAGAGTTTCATAATCAGCTGCGGTGACTGCACGATTTTGTGATGCGTATGCTCTTGGTGCAAAGTTTCGAATAGAATTGATGGATTCTATTGCAGAACCACCAGAAGATGATAGATTGGTTGTGACTAATGAAACAGTTCCATTAACTGGAGAACTATTACCATCGACGAGAATACCAGCAAAGTTGAAGGAAGAGAATCCATTTCCCTCTGCTCCATTTGAGATTAAGTATGATACATCAATATAATTATTTTCTATTAATTTCTCACCAAATACACCATCACCAAAGATCAATTCATATCTTTCATCTTCTATTTCCTGAATAAAAAATACTCGTGATGTTGCAGTTACATCGAGAATACTAGTCGAGTTTATGAATTTTTTCGCACTGCTACTTGACTGAGTATCTCTAACTGATACTTTTAAAGTTCTTGTGTCAATTCCTCGGTTTTCTAAAATATATCTCTGATTGCTGAATTCATTATTAACTGGAGTTACGGTAAAATTAGTATTAACATAAGATCCTTCATATATGTCAATACTATCAAATGAAGCAATACCATCTATAACAGGAACTGTAATATCATCAAGAACAGAAAAGACAAATGCAGATCTACCAAAATTTAAGGTATTGCAGACTACACCACTTTTTAAAGTTACAACTTTTGTGGATGGATTTGTAACTTCAACGAAAAAGCTGATATTTGCCTTTGCGGATCTTCTTGATTTGGGGACATATCCAATATTACGAGCTAATGAGACAACATTTTCACGGAGAGTTGCACTGTCAATGAAAACCTCATTACTCACCATGTTTGCATTGTATGATGCAATATAGGTGTTGTAGGCTAACATGTCTATCAATACAGACATATTTGAGCCTTCAAAGTCGTAATCGGTGAAATTAGAATTTGATCTTAAGTAATCTTTAATTGATGTTCTGATTTGATCGAAATCTAAATTCGTGAAATTAACTAATGCCATTATCGTACTGACTGTAGTGCAAATGTGAGCTGCTGTGGACGGGCATCAATTCCAACGATGTAATATCTTACAGTGACATTAAATTCATAGTCATCATAATTTGGTTGAACATCAACACCAATCAAATCAACTCTAGGCTCATAATTTTCAATTGTATTTGCAATTTCATCTTGTAATATTGATGCTGATACATCATCAATGTTCTCGAAAAGACTCTGAGAAACTTTAGATCCCAGAGTCTGATTGAAAAATCTTTCTCCTGGTAATGTAAATACCAGATTGCGAATAGAGCGAGCAATAGCAGTCTCATTTTTAATATCAATCAAGTCATAGTTTAATGGATTGACCTGTAGTGACAGGCTGATATCCTTAAATGATTTACTGACTCGCTCTATTGGCATTCATGCACTTTAATTCTATCTTATTTATCAGCCAAAAAGTGGTTCTGTTCCATATTCCCAGTCATCATAATCATTATCATTGCGAATTTTTGCATGAAGTTCATTTTGAACTGCAAAATCATGTTTTTTTGGTGTTGCATCATCATGATTGATCTCACGAAGCATTTTTTGTGATGTAATTTTTTTGTCCCAGCCATATTCACTGGCAAGATATGCAGTTCCCCACATTTCTCGCATAAAATCGGTGTTTTTATCTACTTTTTTGGTCATTTTTCTCCTGATTGTTGGAAATCAGAACTTTTAATGGGGTTACTATCCCAAGAATCGATGTAAAATCCACTTCTTAAGTA